ATAAAGACCAGGCGTTATATCTTTCATCATAAGCAAGGATTGCATTATTACCCGAACCACTAGCTCCTGTTGAAATACCAAAGAGAGAGAGCGACTTAAAGAAAACCCCACAAACACTAGATATATTAGTTGCAGTAATCTGATTAACAATAGAATCAGCCCTCAAAGAGAGAACTGAGTATCTCAAGATTGTTCCGTAGTTAGCCTCATTACCAACGGTAGATGCTCCATCACGAGACCAGAACCTTAGGTTATTACCAGCTGTGTGTGGAGAGAACTTAGAGATAGACCCGACAGCGATATTAACATCCTGCACACGCCCCTCTCCAATAAAGTCTCCACTAGATACAAATTGGAACTTACCAAACACTTGGTCTTTGAAAACAAATAAAGAGTTTTCATTAGAGGCCACATGAGCCTTAATTGCTCTAATCTTAGTACCATCACCTTGTCTATATTGAACATATCCTCCACCATCAGGAAGGCCAAAATTACCAATCTTGTCTAGGCCACCGTCCCAAACCAAAGTATCATCTCCAAACTCAGTTGTTACACCAACTAAAGAGCCCGAGTAAAAATCAAGTAATTTGAAGTGATAACCAATAGTAGTATTAGAGTCTGGGAACTCATAAAAAGTATCAGTAGCGATTTCTCCTTTATCAACATAACTTGTGTCAGTAGGTTCGACAGCATCCAAGAAGAACCCTTCACCCTGTCTGTTTGATTTGAAGATACCAACCCTAGTAGTCCCAGCTGGAGCAGTAGGAAGTGTAAGGGTTACATAAGTATCAGCATCTAGTGAGAGTGGCATATTATCAATCCACCCAGTACCAGAGGCATCTACATCTGCATCAGCACCAGGAGATGAGGATGTTCCACCAGCGTCGTTATACCAAACATAGTAATAAAAGTATTTTGTTAACCCAGTTCCAGAGCCAGTCTTAGCGACCGTTGGTTTTGTTGTTGGGTCTGCCAACTCAGTGTTGATGTGCCAACCATCTTCATCAAGCCAAACCATATCGTCAGTTTCATTAGTGAAATAAATCTTTGAGTTGGCCTGAACAACCCATGTTGTTGAGTCAGTATTAAAAGTAGGAGTTCCATCTGCGAACGAAGGGGTAGTACCAACATATCCATCTGGAGCAGTAAAAGACAGTGGATCCCATGACTTAGCTGTGAAGTTCCAGTATTCTGCTAACCCTGAGTCAGAAATACGAATCATATAGTCTTCACCACCTATGTTGTAAGTCTCACCCATGTTTAAGATTTTAGTAGCCCCAGCAGCCGCCTCACCAAGAACTTCACTTCCCTGTCTTTTTGAGACAGTTCCATATTGGGAATAAACACCGTTAATCAATTCTGCGAGTTCAGTGTCTTTGAGTGTTGAAGGATGAGCTAGTGTGTTAAGTCCCTCTGGGAAACCACTTGAACCTGCTCTTTTTACTGGTGGGTTGTTTCTTCGAGGAGTCTTTTTATACATAAAAATCTCCTTTAATAAACTCTTGAGTTTCTATTTGGTCTGTTTCGGTAGTAGTTTTTAGCAACTTGTAATCTATCAATTCTGATGGATTGATTTTCACTGTTAGTTAATAATTCATTTTTAGCTGGGATAACTTCCAGAGCCATATATTCTGCGAATCTATTTTCTGCATCTGCTTTGGCATCGTCTTGAGAACCTGGTTGATTGGCCTGTCTAAAGTATTCTGAAAGTGCTGCAAAACCAATCATATCTCCTGGGAGAATTAGTTTATCTGTACTAGCTCCAGGGATAGGAGGCATAGCAAAATACCAAATAACTACAGTAGCATCTGTCTCTTCTACTGCGTTCTTAAATCTCATTTGCCATTTACCGAAGTCTTCGCTATCTGGGTCTCCAACCATCTCAATAAAAATTGTTTGGTCATCTGAGTTACCTGGTTCATTCCAATCAACCTCATTAACAACACACATATAGAGCCCATTAGGTTTGAAAAACCTATCAGGTAAAACATGTGTCTCTTCTCCTTCTGTTAGGGTGATTATTTCTCTAGTTAGGGTTCTTCTCCAAAATCCTCTCCTAGCGTATTCTTCATACTTATTTTTAATCCACATGACCCACTCTGCGTACTCTGTGGAATCGTCATCTGGGACTGAGCCTCCAGCGTGTGGAGCCATGAAGTCTAGGACATCTCCTAGGGTTTGAATTGTTGTCTGTTGAGATGTATATGCCATATACCTCTAATACTAGAGTGTTTTCAATCTATTTGTGTCTTAATACAAAACTCCCCACCTTTTTAGAGTGGGGAGTCTCCGATTACTGTGTAACCATTACCCAACTAGGCTGGATAAGGGAATGTAGCATCGTTAGCGGTATAGGCTTGCACCATTGCTTGAGTAAGACTTGTGTCATACTCTTGGCCGTTTTCGAAAGTGTAGGTCTCAAGATTTCCATCTTGTTCTCTGCCCAGTACGAAAGTGGTCATACCAACTGCTGTTCCTGTTGCCATATTTTACCTTTCAAGAGTGGGGGCTGTGGGTACAACCCCCATAGTTCTCTTTATATTGTTATATTAAAGTCCCAAGTTGTACAAGTACACACAGGCTTCTGGCACATCCATCTTGAATGTGTATTCGCCTAATACTTGCCATCTGTAGCTGTCGCCCAGTTTAGCAAGTGGTGTAGTGAACCAAGGTCTAAATGCCTTGTATCCAATCATAGACTCATCGACTAAGAAGACGAGGTCATCCATGACTCCACCCATACCTTGGAGTTGAACTACATCAATTTCTCCGAAGACATGACTATTGTATACCTTAACAACACCGATGCCTCTATTTTTATCTCTAAAAGTAGTTCGCATCTCACCATCTTGGATGTACTTAAACTTCTTCATGAAGGCTGGAGTAACATACATAACTGGTTTCTCGAACGCCTTGTCAGCGATTAAATCGAGAGCACCATCTAATACATCTTCCACAGCTCTATCAGAAGCCCAAATGTCTCCACCGAAGTCGATAGCATTGTCAGAAGCATAAGTATCAATCATAAACTTGATTCCACCAGAGGTGGTAAGTTTACGAGCCTTATCTTCCATACGAATACCAACAACCATTTGGCGTTGCCATTTCTCCACGAGTTCCATTTGTTTTCTTGCGATTAACTTGTCTGAACCCTCTTCACCACGAATCATGGCTTTGTGTTCAGTACCAGTTAGATCAACCACATCTTCAAGAATAGTCGTGAAGTTGTAAAGATCAACAAAAGGAGTGACGATCATGTTGTCAGCATTTTTACCCTGAGGGGTTGCGTGTCCGACTACTGTGATTGCTTCTCCAGAGACGATGGTGGTTTGAGCGGTACTACCAGTTAAGTGTCTGAAAGTGATATTTACACCACCACCGACTGACTCAACGATGTACTGAGAACCAGCTGCATCTTGGAAAACCTCGTCTACATTTAGAACACCAGGATCGTTAACAACGATGGTAGTACCATCAGCTGCACAACCCACATTAGCTGTGGTTGCGAGTTTTCTGTTGTCCCTGTTGCCCCATTCGATCTTGTGAGACTTCACTGCTTTTTCAAAGTTTTTACCGTCTAAACGGTTAATCAACTCTTTTCTATACTTAGGATAATCTTTGATATTTTCTTCAATCTCAATGTGAAGATCCATATCAGAGGCACCTAAGGTAGAGCGTTGACCATATTGGACTGCTCCCATATTTACCTTTCTTGGTAATTTTTAGTTACCGTATGCTTTTGCTATTTTTTGAGCAATGGTCATTCCTTGGGTACTTGTACCTCCAGACTTCCCTTTACTCTGATTAACTTTACCTGCTTGCTTCACTCTAACATCCGTCTGTGCCTGTCGAGAGCCCTGTTTCTTTGCTCTTCCAGCTGCCGTCATTATTCGGTCAGCTATCTTAGCGATAGATACTTTCCCTCTAAAGGTTTGTGAAGTTGGATCGAAATCCAACTCGTGGTACAGCTCACCAATGGACTGTTCGAGCTCCTTATCGAAGTCAGGGCTACTTGGATTAAGTTCAGGGTATTTTTCCCGAACCGTAGTAATGTCTTTTTGCATGTTGTTTGCAACACGCTCTAATTCACGGCTACTGTTAATCCCTTTATAACCTTCTCGAAGACGCTGGTTTTCCGCCTTTAACTCTTTAACAGTTTTAGAAGTGGTACTTCTAATTGTGTTAAGAGCCTTGGCTATGTCTTCTCTGGTTTGGAACTGGTCAGGAGTAAACTCCTCAATCAAATCTTCCTGTTCTTCTTGGTCTTCCTTGATGTCGGCCTTAGCCTCTGCAAGGGTCATGCCGTTTTGTTCGGCATAGCGTTTAAGAAGAGTAGGGTTAGTGAGAACCCCCTCCATCTGCTGAATCGTTCTTCTTGCGTTAGCAAGTTCTTGATGAACGGCAGATTGAGGATTTGGATCTAACTTAGTACCCTTTTCAGTGTACTGAGCCTCTCCATCTTCCCCCTCTGAATCGTCAGTCACCTGACTATCATCGGTTTGATTGTTAAGTTCCTGCGAATCATCTTGTGATTCATCAGAAGAGACATTTTGTCCCTCGTCTACCATAACAGATTCGTCTGTCATAGATTCCTTTCTTGCCCCCCTGCTTCACCTAACGATTTGTATAACGAGGTTCGCACCCCGAAGTTCTGCTGGTTGCAGAAAAGGCGGTATATTAACTATTCATATACTAGGGGAGAAAGGTCTTATATGTGTCATGGTTTATGTAACCATTACATGTACTCGAGGAAAAAGAGAACAGCCAAGTAATTCCTTGGGAGAAAAACTTGGCTGCCTACAAACATAATAGATTACATAGAGACAACTAGATAGAACTAAACTGTTTTTTGAGTTATTCTGTGGGTTAGTCTTCCTGTCTCTGGATTGTATCTATATGTCACTGGGTATGCTATTTTTTTGTAATTACATTTGTTACAGGCAAATAGAGCCTTTTTTTTGTCTTCTGGGTAAAAGAAATGTTCGTTGCAAATTAACTGTCTGGGTTCTGATTTGGCATAATAGGTCTTACGAGTGGCCTTCTTCATTGTCTGTCTAAACTCGACTCTCTTATGCTCTTCATTAACTACTGGCTCAAAAGAGGGGATTTCTACTTCCTCTTCAACCCATTCGTTTAGTGGTTTATCAAAATTAGGCATCTTGGATTACTATGGTGTCGTTAGCAACACCTCTCTCCAACTGTTCTTTAGTTTCAATCCTATCTTGTAGGTCGTCAAAGAACTTGTTGATAACTTTATATTGGCCAACTAATTCATCTACTTGGTCTTTCTTTTTTCTTGAGAAAATCTTTTTAATACGGTCTGAGACAGTTACTTCTTCTGAGACATCTGTGATTGTGTTGTTTAAGATTGATTCTCTGGCGTAGTCTCTTGGAGACTGTAAGAGTAGACGAACAAACTCAAACCTCTCATCATTGAGTATTTCATAGGCAACAGCACCTTCATCAATAATCTTGTCGTACTCCATTTTTGAGACAATGGTCTTTTTGTAAAACCTCTTATTGTTGTATGTTATTTTCTTTTTCATATTCTATGCCAACCCTTTTTAGTTGAGTCTTTTGTGCTCTCATACAAATTATACAAGTCTTCAAACCATTTGTGATACTGCTGACTAACAGCCTCCAAACTAAATCTATTCTCCGCATATTCTCTGATAGTCCGCGGGTCTATATATCTAACCTCCTCAGTAGCATTAACAAAATCTTGTAGGGTACTACACCTAACCCCAACCTCTTCACTAACATATTCTGGGAATACCCCAAAATTAGTTGTTATGACTGGAGTCCCAGACAACATGGCCTCTACTGCTACACCACCAAAGGGTTCTAAGTAGATAGTAGGAACAAAGACTGCCTTAGCATTAGTCATTAAATCAAATCTCTGTTTAGCATCAACAAATCCAACAAACTCCACATTAGGGGAGTTTGTCTTATACTTACCCTGCCCAGCAATCTTTAACTTAGTGCTGATAGCATCACAAGTTTTGATGGCGGTATCTATACCCTTACGGGGTATCTGTCTTCCAACATAAGCAAAGTAATCATCTTTATCCTCAGCTATATATTCTGCTGGGAAATCTTTGAGGTCGTAGTAGTTAGGAATAACTCTGTCGTAGTAAGCCCCATTGATAGACTTGAAGGGGTTTTGAGAACCGTAAGTAAAGTTCTGGATGTAACTAGATTCAAAGGCTCTAAACTTAGCATAAGAACCACGGTATCCAATACCAGGCTCAATAGTGAGATAAAGACCAACTCCATCATCAATTACCTTCTGATAAGCACCCTGTGTAATCATTAAATAATCATCATCTTTTTTGCGTTTGTTAATCTCTTTAATACAGTTTTTGTAATACTTCTTAGTACACTCTGTTTTCTCTGTGTTGAAGTCAACTTTGAATCCATTATTCTTCCAGTCGTATCCAATATCAAATAGGTTGTTCCCCTCTCCCCATGAGTCTCTGATGTCTTTAAGTGAGTGTGTTTGAACAAACTCTGTACAAGGAGCATCACTACCCTCTGAGCCATAGAGATAAACAGTGTGCCCCATATTTAAGAGCATCTTAGACATCTTCACAATCTTTTGCGTAAAAGCACAGGCCATGTATTTCTCTGAGACTGGTAAATGAGCAAGCCCTAAAAGATGAAATGTTTTACTCATGGCTATCTCCTTTGAAGACTCCATAGTAACATTTTCCCACTGCACCACCTCTCCTAATCTCTTCTACTTTTCCTTCACCACCCAACCAGAGGTCTAGTTCTTCTCTTCTAAGTGTTTGAGGGTGTCCGATGTTAGAACGAGTGTCCAACCACTCAAATACTCTGACTATCTTTCCAGCTCTTAGAGCGTTCTTACAAATCTTCTCTGGGTTATAAGTGTGTTCAAGCACATTGTAGAACCATACCTCATCAAACTCTCCATCAAACTCTCCATTAAAATCAACCTCTTCTGCTGGAGAAGAGAAAGGCATAATTTTTTGAGCTAAGTATCTATTAACTACCCAGTTAGGAAACTTTCCCATTAAAGGATCTATTGCTACTGCATCACCAAGATTCACACATTTCAAAAGTAATGAATATGCACCAGAGCCCAAGTCTAAAACAGACTTTCCTTCAAGGTCAAATGAATAAGGGGTTTTTGGATTTGGGGATAATTTTAATCCCATCTTCTCGGCGTATACAAGTTGTTTTAGCTCCTCGCCCAGAGAGTTGACACAGTTTCCATGCCAATCTGCCTCCCAAGCCTGAGCATCTTCCCAAGTTTTGTTCATGAATCAATCATAGATGAGAACGAGCTGAGTGTCAATTAGGCTGCTGGCTCCACTCCGTGAATAAGTCCAGGTAGTCTTGTTCTTCTATAATACTCCAAATAGTTTGTTGTGGCCGCAATTCCAGTAATAGTTGAATCCTGGGTAACATTTATGGTCGGGCTCGTAGTTCCTGTGTAAGAAGTTTTATAGTCTAAATGAACACGACCAGTTGACCCAGCACCACCAGCACCTTCTGAGCCACTACCTCCCGCACCACCAGTTGCCAAGATTTTGTTGGTGCCCAGAGTTGCTGTCTCGCATTTAAGTAGAACTGAACCACCTGCTCCTCCTCCACCGCCACGACCAGAGCCTCCACTAGAGCCTGCTCCACCCCTCATGACAATGCTTCCAGTTATGACTAAATCTTTCGCAAAGATGAAGGCCATACCACCACCGTTGCCACCTGATCCAGATCCATTACCAGCTGAACCACCACCGCCTCCTCCACCAGGTGTTATGGATGTTAAAGCAACTGCTCCACTAGCGATACCACCAATACACCCGTTAGTTCCATTTGTTCCAGCAGCTCCATTACCTCCACCAGCACCAGAGCAGTCTTGGTTTCCACCTCCTCCAGAACCACCTGTGTTTTTAGTTTCTGTTAATAGGGCTTTAGTGTGTGATTCACCAGTTTGAACAGTATTGTTTGGAGCACCAGTTCCTCCATCAAATCCTCGTGAATCTCCGTTGATTGATCCAGAGATTGTGTGAATGTCTTTGTCGAAGTAGCCAACAATTCCATACTGACTTCCATTCCAAGTAGAAAGAGTTACTCCAGTATTTGTGAGCCCGTCGTATTCTTTCATCTCCATGACCTGAGCCTGTGATGCTCCTGAGTTTGTGTAAGTGTTTGTTAAGTCTGATTCGAGGGTTAGTGTTGTAGAGCCACCACCAGAGATAATTTTATTAAGTTGCCATAAATTGTGAGTACCACGAGTTTGGTGAATTATGATTAGGTCTCCATTAGCGAAGGTACTAGCTGCCTCAAGTGACAAGGTTTTCGTTGCAATAGTTCCAGCACATCCAGTTAACGCTGGAGCAGCATAGGTACTACCATCATGGCCATCTCCAAACTGGTGTGTCCAAGCAATAGTATCGTCTGATCTCCATTGTAGCTGTGCCATTATGCTACTCCCCACTTATCTTTTAGATAGTTTTCAACAGTTTGTCTATCTGTTGTTGATAAAGCAACATTGTAACCAATGATTTCACCAACATCATGGTCTGTGAACTCACTTGTTCCGTTATATCCGATTGTTAGTCCAGATGGGGCTGTTGTTCCACCAGTACCAGACTTTACCAAAGTTCCATTCTTCCACAAATAAGATGTTGTGCTTGTTATAGCAGACCAGACATGAACATTTGTTGTGTGAGCAACATCAGAGTTAGCTCCAACCCAACCAACTGCATAATACTGATTTTCATAAGATGACCAGTGACCCATAAGCCAGTTATTGTTTTTACCAGATAATATACGACCAGCGGTTCCACTATTTTTTCTACCTACATAGAAGAAAGTACATGGTGAAGAATATGTCCACGGGACATCCCAGGTTGAAGATGCAGCAGCGGTTCCCCTCATCACGGGCAAACTATTTATTGCGTTAGTTGTGTAATGTGGGTTTTGAGAGACTGTTCTTTGAGCTAGATTATTGCTGTTCCCAGACAAGTCTGTCATAGAAGAAATATCATCACCATTTGAAAGACCAGTTATTTGAGAAACATCTAACCAAAGTTTACATCCAGCTATATCTGTTGGCACCCAGGCAGGAACAGGAGCGGGAACATCGGCTTGTCCCGTTAGGTTTCCAGGGGTTCTTGTTCTTCGTGGTCTTCTCAAATAATTTATTGTGGCCATTTTATTAGTCAGTTATTCTATTAACAAATCCACTAATACAAATCACATCGGCTGTTCCAGCAAAAGCCTTAACAGTTTTAGAGTTTTGTAAGATTAACCCAGGAATGATTAAAACCAAACCTGACTCAGCGGCTATGGTCGACTCTATGTTGTAGTCAGGAGCAGTTGCTCCACCAAACTCTATTGTGAGTTTTACTGCACTAGCACTTGAGTTCACAGCATACAACCAAATCTCATCATAAGAACCATCTGCCGTTTCCGAGGTTGCCGTATGAATTGTTGTTCCAGCTGTTGCTGTTGCAACTACTTTAATAGGTACTCCGTCTGCTCCTCCCGATAATTCTCTTTTCAAAAAACTTGCCATATATCTCCTTTAATTAAATACTTGGTATCCTAAAAAGTCTGATGCTCCAGTCGCTCCTGTGTCTCCATCTGCTCCAGTATCACCCGCAACTCCTTGCGTTCCAGTATCACCAGTGGTGCCAGCAACACCTGTATCGCCATCGACTCCTGTGTCACCCTGAGAGCCAGTTGTTCCAGTGTCTCCTTTTGCTCCAGCAGTTCCAGTATCGCCCTTAGCTCCAGTTACTCCAGTATCTCCATGAGTACCAGTATCTCCTTTCGCTCCTGTTACACCAGTGTCGCCGTCTACTCCTTGTATTCCCTGAGTTCCAGTGTCGCCAGTTATTCCAGTATCGCCATCAAAACCCTGTATTCCTGTGTCCCCCTGAACACCAGTACTTCCTTGAGCACCAGTTACTCCTGTATCTCCGTCCACTCCTTGAATACCAGTTGTACCAGTGTCGCCTTGTGTTCCCTGAATACCAGTGTCGCCTTGAGATCCAGTTACACCTGTGTCTCCATCGACTCCCTGGATTCCTGTATCTCCGCCAATTCCTTGAATCCCCGTGTCGCCATCAACTCCCTGAACCCCAGTGTCACCTTTTATTCCTTGAGTTCCAGTATCTCCCTTAACACCAGTGTCACCATCTATTCCAGTATCTCCTTGAACTCCAGTGTCACCAGCAGAACCAGAGACAGCCGATAAGTTAAAGTTAGCCATTTGGATAGTTATTACTTTACCAGCACCAGAAGTACACTTAACCCTAATGTCTACAACATCGCCAGCGGTTAGGGCTGCAACTCCTGTTAAAGAGGCGGCTCCAACATCTCCAGCGGCTCCCAATTGCCTTCTTAATTCGTGATCTGTCCGCTCCACACCATCAACAAAAACAGCTATTTCAAAAACAGATGTTGCTGTTCCTGAAAAACTAAATGATCCAGATATTTTATATGCTCCAGTATTTATGATTGTTTGAGTTCCATTGGTTGCATTTAGGGTAACACCACTCATTTCTCCTGCAACCCAAGAGGTATTCCATAAGTAGTAAGTGTTTTGTAGAGTTAAAGTTTGGGAGGTTGAATTGTTGTTGATATAAAGTTCGCCATAGGAAGTAGAACCTGCCGTTGCTGCACTTCCCGTGTCGCCAGTAATTCCAGTATCTCCTTGTGTGCCTGTGTCTCCCTGAGTACCAGTATCGCCAGCAACAGTAGAATCTGCCCCCGTATCGCCCTTAACTCCTTGGACTCCAGTGTCGCCCTGGACTCCAGTGTCTCCTGCAACATTGCTATCAGCCCCAGTGTCCCCAGCAATTCCCGTATCGCCCTGTGTTCCAGTATCTCCTTTTGCACCAGTATCACCAGCAACAGTTGAGTCTGCACCAGTATCTCCAGTGACTCCAGTATCTCCTTTTTCTCCAGCTATACCAGTATCTCCAGCTACCGTACTATCAGCTCCAATATCTCCTTGGATGCCAGTATCACCCTGAACACCAGTATCGCCAGTAACGCCAGTTTCACCATCTGAACCAACATATCCTGAGTCTCCTTGAATACCCGTGTCGCCTTTAGCACCTGTGTCGCCAGCCACTGTTGAGTCTGCACCAGTATCACCTTTTGCTCCAGTGTCCCCTTGATCTCCAGTATCACCAGTTACTCCGCTATCACCTTGGATTCCAGTGTCACCCATGTCAGCAAGTAATTGCCAGTAGGAACTATTTGGTGGTTCGTTGTTTGTTGTATTTCCTAAAGCAACATAAGATGAGCCATTGTGAGAAACCACGTCACCCAAGACATAGGCAGTTAGACCACTCCAATCTCCCTGGTAGGTTAAACCTCCAGTGAGTGTCATTTGTATAGGGTTTAGTAATTCTACAATTTCAAAATCTGTTGCCATATTAGAACTCTACTTTCGATGGATAATCATAATTTAGAGATGCTCGGTTAGTCCAGGCGGCCTCGTAAGTTATGTTGTTATTATTGTTATTGGAGGCATATCTAATCTCGTCTCCATTCAATCTCATCATGTACCAAGCACCTTCTGAGTTTTCATTACCAGTGTAGAGAATATCTCCAATTTTACCTTTATCTGCGATAAAGTAATCTGGGGAAGTAACAACCCTACCCTCAGCATCAACCATAGCTCTAGCTGGCCTTCCACTTCTGTCGTAGAACGAGTTGCCTCCTCCACTACTTCCACCCCCACCAACGGTAACTATCTTTGAAGCAATAGCATCGGCTAGTTTTTCGTAATCAATCTCTTTTGCAGCAACTGGTTTGGGGAACGAGTCAGCTAGTTTCTTATAATCAATCTCTTGTTGTGTAACCATTACATCTGGAGCAGGGACAATAATCTTCTCAGATTGAGGGGCGGTAACAGTAATCTTAGGGTTTAACTTCATCTTCTTCATAGTCCCATCAAGGCCTATGATCGCATTGTGAATATCTTGAATCTCCTTAGTTGGTTGATTAGATACTTCGAAAGACTTTGGGAAGACTGGGTGTTTTGGGAAATTACTTACCTCAAAACTCTTTGGAAATGGCAATGGTTTTTCTGGAGATGGGAAATTACTAACCTCAATGGACTTAGGTAACTTAAACCCTTTAAGCCACTTTAAGATGGTTTTTAAGGTGACTCCATTTGTTTTGAGCTCCTTCTCTAACCTATTTTGATTAGAGACGGAAACGATGCCGTTAATCTTCTGATTCTTAGGAAAGTTCTTAACCTTAGCGTCATAAGTATGAGAACGCAAAGACTTAACAGATTCAACACCCGTGTTCCAGATGGTGTCTTGTATGTTTTTGACTATGTTGTGTACTAATTTGAACTCCATATTGCTCCTAGACTATGTTGCCGAGATTATAGCCCTGTGAAGGAAGACCTTGTTGGTCTGCCCCCGCTGGGTTAAATCCACCTGGAGCTCCTCCTGGCATGCCACCTCCACCCATACCTGGAACTCCAGGTAGTTGTGGTTGTTTCATTATATTAAGTTCTTGTTGTGCCTGAATGTGCTTGAGGTGTTTTTCAACATACTGCTCTAAGACCGCCACCACTTCTGGTGGTAGTTGTTCTATCTCTCCAAAGTAAACATTGGCCGCAATAATCAAGTCTTCGTGTTTATCTCTAATCTTAATCTCAGGCAGTTGTCCTCTTTGTATCATGGCAATATCTTTTTCAGATTTCTCATCAATAGACATAATCACATTTTCAACACTATCTAGTTCTGGAGTTGCATCAATCAAGGCCTCAACCATAGGTGTGAGGTTGACCTGAACATCTCCCTGAGATTGGGTTTCAATGTTTTGTAGGACAGTAATTGAGTTTTGTAGTGAGGCCTGTCTTGATGCTGGAGTTTGTTTTTGAATCTTCTCTGAGTTAACTGAAACGATAAAGTTGGCTCCAACTTGTTCTGGACTAATGGTGATAAGTTCTTTGACCCCTCGTTTTCCTGTGACTGAGAAGGATTGCTCCTCTGTTACATACTGAGCGTTGAGCTCTAGGAAGTGTTCGCCGAGTTTCTTTAAGACCTGTTCTCCAAATAAGTCGATAATCATCTTCATGTTACCATCAATGTTTTGGTCAATAATCTGAGCACCTCTGGCAGTTTGGTTAACTTGGCCTGCACCTACACCTGAGGAATAGAGTGAGGAAATACCGCCTGCTTTTTCAATCTTGTTACCAAGATTCTCAGCAAATGCTGTTGCTGACCTAGTATTGTCTGCTGTTCTAATCTGTTGAACCTGTGAGGCATCGCCCATAACACGGATGATTCCATCTGGTCTTTTTCTAAATTGCCAATCAGGAGTCTGAGAAGCAGCTGAGCCAGCAATCCACATATCAGTATTGACCTGTCTAATGTTGGTCATTGTCTGATTAAGGATTTCTGTTGCTGCAATTTGTAAGTCACCAACAATATCGACTAAAGCAACATTGTGGTACTCATCATCTTCTGGGAAAGGAGAGAACTCAATAAATGGGTAGTGTCCGTGCCAGTAAGGAGACATTGTGTCTGTGTTGACGATTTCATCTTTTCCTCCTTCGGTCTCTTTACTTGAAACTCTTTCAATAGGCAGATAATAAAGTTCACCATTCTTAGTGTGTAAACACATCATGGGAACTGAGGCTGTTCTGAAAGTCCAGTCGTCTTGGCCATCATCGTCTGTTGCTTTATCATGTTCATATTCGAGTAATTTAGCAGTGACACCAGTTTTTCTTAACTCTTCAATAAATGATTTCTTCCAATATGGTTTCTCACCCTTTTCTTCAAGTGAGTCATTTTCATCAATCATTTCTCCGACATTTTTGTCTAAGAGTTCAATGATATAAGGTTGGTCATAAAGTGATGGGATATTTCTATTAGGAACCAAGATGTTGTTGTATCTAACAAACTGAGCATCAGCTCTGTCAGTAATATCTCTAAGGATTTTTCTTCTAGTCTCTTCTTGTTCTACTTGACCTGCTGCCTCTGCATCAACTCCTTCTGGGAGTTCGCCAGTTTCTTTGTCTCTTACTTCTTTAATCTCGATGGCTTTTTCATATTTCCACCCAGTTTTACAGTAACCCTTGCCAGCTAAATAGGCTGAGAAGAACATACGATAAAAAAGAGAGGTGGTCATAAGTTCGCCAACTTCCCAGTTAACAAACTCTTGGTTAACTTGACGAGTCTCCATATCAGCACCATGACGGATGTCTAGGCGGATAGCACTCATTGTTGGATTTGACCTTGATAGGTAGTTACGAACTAATGGGAAAACTTGTGGGTCAACCAAAGAATAGTCCCACTCATAGTTATCATCGGTGTTTAGTATGCCTTTGTAGAGGTTTTTATTTATCTCTACTCTATCAAATGCGTCTTGATTAAGTTCCTGACACTTCTGGAACTTTCTCCTGATAACATCTGGTTTACTTGGTTTCTTTGAATCTTTTGCCATATATCTCCAATACTAGAGTTTTTTACTTCTCTTTGTGACTCACTTTAGTTTGATACTTGTTAGAATAACCCGCCACGAACAATGCTGACTTAACCCTAACATCATCTAAGACTCTCATATACTGTCTTCGACTTAATTTTAATACTTTGGCAAAAGATCCGTGGTCTATTTGATAACCACCATCACGGAGTAGTTGAAAAATAAAAACAAGTCTCTCACGCTCTTCGAGATTACACATGATTTGAACAACCATCTCTTCATATTGAAGATTGTTTTCCAACCTCTTGCTCTCCAGGCCATTATCGCTTGGTTCATATTCCAATTCACCATCCTCAACTTGTTGTTCAAGTTCAGAGAAGTTCATTGAACGAGGTATCATGCCATTAAGACCTCTATGTATTTTCAGTCTTTTGTTTCCCATGTTTATCTTTCTCCACCAACTTCCCGTTAACAACTTTATAAGGGGCAGTAATTTTACGGTGCGTGTTTGTTTTTTCTTCTAATGACAAATGGTTACGAGACTTTAAGTTTTGTCTGTAATGAAGTAGGGTATTTGCCCTACCAAAGGTGTAACCATTAAACACAGCTCTTACCCAGAAGTCCCAGTCTTCATAAACTGGCAACTCTCTGAATCCACCCAGTTTCTCATACACATGTCTGTGCATCATAGATGTGACGACTAAGCCACAAGTTTTTCCTGTGATGTATTGAGCTGTTATTTCTTTTGGTGAATCAACTAACTTAGGCCTCTCTATGTAGCCGAACTTGAGAACATTAGGATAAGCAATATCAACATTACTAATTATTCGTCCACATTGCTCAATGAAGTCTGGAGCCAACTTATCATCGGCATCAAGAAAAAGTAATAGTCTTCCTGACGACATCTTTACACCTATGTCTCTTGCCCTTGCTACACCAACATTGCTAGGCAACATAATAGAAGTAGCCATAGCATGAGCTCTTGGGTCTGGTGAACAATCATCAACCAATATAATCTCTTTCGGTGACACCGTCTGAGCCTTGATTGAATCCATGCACTCAACAATTTGTTCTGGGGGTTTATCATAGCTAGTTACTATTATAGATAAGTCTGCTCTCATTTTTTAGGTACCGTGTTCTTTTTACCGTCTCCATATTTTCTAACAACTGATTCGTTGGTAGAACGGGTGAACTTATGGATGTCGATTAACAACTTTTCCATTTCGTCCATTCTAGTGGTGAGCTCGTCAATAGAATCTGGAATCTGCCTTATGGCATCTCTCGTTCTTGGGTCTAACATACTATCTCCTTTTTGCGATGCTACCCCTACTTGTTAGATTTCTACCACCCTTGTCTGCCCAGTCGGGAGCATCTTGTTGAACCTGGGTAAACGCCTCTAAGTTAAGGAAAAAGTATTCCATAGCTGTTGAGGGATGGGAGGTAAAATCATGAATTGGTTTTACGACTGGTGTCGTGGATTGAGAGTCTTCTCTTCTCTCTGGGTATCTATACATCTTCCAGCACTCTAAGATGTAATCAGTACGAGGGTTTGCGTTTACTTCTATACCTCTTGATAGGTAAGACTTAGTAACATCTCTGCGGGTTAAGAAATCATTTTGAGTTGTTGATTGAACAAAGACTCCAATCTTTTGAAGTTCCTCCATAGTAGTCGTGGACTTAACAAATGATCTTTTTCTTATATCAGCGTCACCAAAGTGAATAGCTGGTGGAAGTTGGCTAATCTGAGTCATAGCCTTAATGTCGTCGTCTGAGTAAGTGAATCTGGTATCTAGTGGTCTTCCGAATAGTGGGAAGTAGTATTGAATAATCTGTCCTTCGTTTTGGTAGCCATCAATCAATCTGGCCTTACCATTATGTGGGTTAATCTGCCAAAACAAAAACACTGTTCCATCAAGACCATAGTCTCCAGAACAGTACAATACTTCTCCAGGCATAAATGGGAAGTCTCCGTAGGCTGCGTTTTCAATCTCTGGATAGACACGGCCAGTAATAGATAGATCCCAGTTAACCATAATTTCTCGGTTAAAGTCTTCGGTTGAACGCCTTTCCCTTTGTTCTTGAAGCCATGCCTTGGTTTTTCTAGGGTCTAATGTGTAAGGGAGAGTAATGAGGTTAATTTTCTCTCCGTCTTTACCAAACCTAAGTCTTTTGGCTTTACCTGGCTTAATACCTGGAGTAGTTAAAACAATACGGCAGTTAGTTGTGTCAGCAGTAGAACCCCAGGCAGAAGTATCGTTATCCCAGAAAGCGAACTCATCCATGAGAATAGCTCTCTGACGACCACCACGACTAAAGTTCTGGTTAGAAGATTCGCCTGAGATAGCGTTTCCATTCTCTGGATTAACCAAAGACATGTAGGTAAAGTTCTTGTCTCTCTTAAATCCCTTAGGCAACATAAACGCTGGAAGCCTAGAAATCATATAATCAATCTTACCAAATAGAGATTCCTCTTTATTTCCAACAACTCCACCCCTTCTATTATCGACATAGTCTTCTTTACGAGAACCAATTAAAAAGTTAGACGCTGGGAGATATAGCCACATCCAAATTAAGACTCCGAGGGTAGTATAGGTAGCACCCATTTCACGACACTTCTCAATAAAAACATCTTCTCCGTTGTTAATGGAGTTAACTAAATCTCTAATCATTCGCTTCTGAAATGGAAATGGTTTGAATCTATGATGAAATGGCTCTCTTTTTGGGTCGAAAGTATATAAAAAGGTATCAAAGAAGTACACTGGGTCTTCTGCCGCCTTCTCCTTCATTTCTAAAAATGTTTTTTCTAATTTCTTTTGTTCTTTGGGAGTTATTTGTGACAAGTCCATGTCTTTACAATAACACACGGCGTGTAATTATTGCAATAATGTCCGATACCTCGGCTCGAGTTTTCTTGCTGAAAAGTTATCTATGCCTAATTTTCTTGCTCTAAATGAATTAGGGACTAATTTAGCCCAATCATCTAATTTGTTTGCTAAATGTTTAATCACACAGCCGTATCGTGTAATCGTTGCACGAACTTGAATCTCTCCAATCTTTTTAGCAGGTACTAACCAATCTTTCGGTAGCAATCTATTGTTAGGAGATATATCTGGCATCATCACTGGTAGGCCAGACATCAAAGCCTCGTTAGTAGTCAGAGATAATCCTCCATACCTACGAGGTAAGATTAAGGCCTGGAAGCCCTTATAAATATCTGAGGTATTCTTAAAGTTCTTGATACGATATGTTACTCTTTTATCCTTTATGATGTACTCTGGAGGAAGTTTGTGTTGAGAGTGGATAGTAATTTTATATTTACCCTTACTTCTCTTTATAGCCTTTAGTAAGTCTAGTGTTCCGTTTCTGTCTCCAGCCGCTAAAGTCCCAACAATATGTAGGAAGTGGGGAGTATTGAACTGTGAGTCCCCAACATAATTAAAACTACTCTGTTTTATTGGTGGTGGAAGATAAATAACCCTACTAGGAAACATATCTTGCATCTCTTCAAGATACCAATAGCTAGGCATTAAAAACAAATCAGGCACAGGTAGGTGAGGAGCAAATATATTCTCGCAGAACTCATAGTTAGTCTGAACGATAGTTTTAATCCCCCTCTCTCTACAAGCATGGATGAGATAGAAGTTGTATGGATTTTCTACAACTAAGACAGTTTTTAATCCATCTAACCACTCGTTAATCTCACAGTTTCTAGGGAACCCATTAGTAATCATTGAATCTTTTGGATACCAGTCTAAATGAAGTTGTTTGTTTTTTGAAAAACCAGTAGAGTCTACTACCATGACCTTCTCAGGCTTGAGCATGTCATAGAGTCTCTTTGTTTGAATACCTATGCCCCCATCGTTGGCGAAGGCAATTAGTCCTACCATACTTGTTCATCCACAAACTTATAGTCATCTTTGCGACCATCAAGATTGTGGCTCCTTTTTATATCTCCATCTGGATGATAGATATGAACCCTCCACTTCTCCCAACCTCTAAGCCCCTGCTCTCTACAAAGAGTTTCAAACTTGCCATAGGCGTAGTCTTCAATGAAACAATTAGATTCATCTGAAAATAGTTCCATAATAATTTTATACATCTCTGTTGATGCGAGGTGAGGACGCTGACTCCATTGAGCAGTTTTCTGGAAACCGTCTTCTGGTTCTCCAAACATTAAGTATTTGTGTTCTTCTGGGATATGGGCTTCAAAGTGAAATCTAATCACATTTGATTTGCCTGAGCGTATGTAATCCTTGCACTTATCCCAATCTATTGGTCTATCGGGCGTAAGAGGTGTGTCGTGTTCAACATAGAGGATCATAGGAATATCAGTTTGTTTCAAAACCACTTTCATCATTCCACTTTGGTGCATGTGGTGTGGGAAAATAACTGGCAAGATATTTTTATGTTCAAAGTTAATCTTCCAGAGCAGTCTTTTTTGGAACTCTTCATAGTCAGCCCTCCTGTCTTCTTGCTCTGGCCTAACTCCATCAAGAGTTATGATAATTGGAGCATCTGGCATATGGACTCTGATGGAGGCAATAGTCTCTTCAATCATGGCTGTATCAGGATGGGATGGAATAGGTGAGACAGGGACGACTACCATCACTTCATCTTTAGGTACACCAAGTTGTCTTTTAAGTCGTTCTTTGAACTGGTGTTTCTTGTTTATCCACCAAGCCATAACTTGATTATTCATGTTCGGATATTCTACTGATTTCTCTATCAACATTGGTAAATCTTTATAATCAACAAAGGTGGGGAAGTTCACATCACCAAACAGTTGTTGCCAGTATTTTTCTCTGTAAGACTTGAGAGCCCCCATGTCATCAGCAATGGGACACGCTCCTGCCTCTAGGGCTTCATATAATCTAAATGACTCTACTGATACGGCTCCTGGAGGACATGGAGCAGTTTTTGCAATGCTCATGTTATAAAGGTACTCTTTTTTATTCATTCCCTTTGCAAAACCATCTGTTTCTACCAGTGTTCCTTTGGATAGGTTTCTTAATTGTTGTGCGCACATCTCTCTGCGAGGATGAGTAATCTGACCAGCAAAGAACCAATCTAATGTTTTTGGTACGAGTCCAAACTCCCTTAGGGTCTCACGAGTCCTTGGGCTATATCCAAGTGGGAACATGTGACCACCATTACCGTACTGTGAATATATAATCATGTCATCATGTTTAAGTTTTCTGGTGTCGAACTTACCTTCTTCATCGGAAGTTATAATAACAAGTATTTTCTTAAACTTATTTAACTCAACATTGATTTTATCAATCACATCCCATTGATAAGCACCTGGAATAACTACAACCTGTCTATCTGTTTTGGGGATGTCGGCAAAAATATCTTTAATAAACTCGTGATCCCAGTATCCCGTTGGTGGAACTGACTCTTTTACTGATAAATATAAGATTTTTGTCATTTTTTACTCGAGGTCGCCCTTTTCTGATGCCTTATTTTCGGCTTTTTCTGACTTAATCCATAGCCAACTATCGTGGCCGATACCCTTTTTCTCACTAATCACAGTGAGCCCAGCATCTTTTAGTGTTTTTTCAACTTCTTTAAGGTTGTAGTGTTGTGAGAAGTCTCCTTCTACCTTTCCTTCAATGATTTGGAAGATGAATTGACCACCAGTTTTTAAGACTCTTGCAGTTTCTTGCACATATTGTACAAAACCATCAAACGGGATGTGTTGAAAAACCAGCACACAATAAACATTGTCAAAGTAGTCGTCTTCAAAGGGGATTGTTCTACCATCACAAAGAGAGTAGTTACAAATAGGTTTTTTATTCTTAGCGATATTTAACATTTTTTGAGAGATGTCGATGCCAAACCAGTGGGGGTTAAGAAGTCTTCCAGTGCCACAACCAATTTCTAAGACCCTACCATCTAGGTGGCCAATGGCCTCTTTTCTAGCAGCATCATCAATGTCACAGATATATTTAGATTCAACATCTGGGTCTGATGCGTTAGTGTTCCAGTAATTCTTTTCTAGTTCTACTCTTTTTGGGTTAATGTTTTTCATAATATAAATGTACCTCGTGTTTATAATCTAATAATGTTTCTTTATAACCAAGTTTTTTAATCCAGTTCCTTAGGTCTCCTGAGTAGACTCCGTAGTAGTTAAACAAAAACTCTGGGTGGAGCGATAGCCAAATCTTGGGTTTATATTTCTTTAGAGTTTCCTCAGCTCCCTTGAGAACTTCAAACTCTGAACCCTCAACATCCAAAGTGATAGCTGTTGGAGCAACATCTAGGTCATCAATTTTCATTTTAGGGATATTCTTCTCTACATGAAGTTCTGAGAATCCGTGGTCTGAGATAACTTCTCCCTCTACTCCACCAAATCCAAGTCTAAGTGCTGCACCAGGAGTTGTTTCATTAGCTGCAAATCCAGCAAACCACATAGGTTCTGGAAGTTCGTTTGCTTCCCAGATAGCCTTGAAGTTTGTCCACACTCTATGATTGGGCTCGAAAAGAATAATGTCTTTTACCCAACTAGCACAGAGCCCAGCGATGTCGCCCTCTTCTGCACCAACATAAATCAATGTGTCGGTTTTATCGAGATTTTCTGACATGTGTTTAATTCTGGCTTTTTCCCAACCTTCCTCAGTTGACCACTCTGGCCTATTTGCTCTGTGTTCTGGGAGAATAAGATAGAACTCTCCGTTAATTTTAGTCTTTATCATTGATGGCATCTAAAATCTCCTGTGCTCTTACTGTGTAATTTTCATACTTTTTTACATAGTTAAATGCTTTGGTCTGTAGTTGTTTTCTATCGTTCTCATAAGAAAGCCAGCGGTCGATAGTTTGTTTAATACTGTTTAAGTCTCTAGTTTTGTAACCAGCCTGGATTTCTTTTGGCAAATCACTGATTACTGGATGGATTAAAAATCCTCCTCTGCCCATAGTTTCAGTTACCCTATCAGACCAGTAGTGAGGTCTATCACCAAAACAAGAATCGCCGACCACTATTTTAGCGGTGGCATACAGAACATTAAGGTCATGTCCCCTCACCGTGCCTAGACCATCGCCTCCATAGTGGCCAAACCTCTCTCCGTAAGTTTGATGGAGAAAGTTGATAAGTTCTGGTCGGAATGGATACTCTGGGTGATAACCCCTAGATCCGACAAAGATAATTTCGTGTGGGAACCTGACTGGGTCTGGTTGAGCCATGTAACAACCACGCTCATCAACTCCAGGCTTGAGGTAAGTAAAATTAAGATTATGCTTCTCATAAAGTTCAACTGCCTCAGGAGAACAGTCAGCCATGAACATGTGGTCTACTTTCCAAGTGGCTTCATTGCCGACATCCTTTTCTCTCTCTAGCCAAGCCCATCGATCAAGGTGGACTGAGATAACTGGGACTCCGTTTTTACTAGATGCCTTAAAGAAAGACTCTAGGTGAGGGATTTCCCAACCATGTGTATGAGAATACACGAATAATTCTATGTTAGATTCTTTGGAATGTTTGTGGAGAATATCAATATCTGTCTTATTCTCTTGGAAGGCAAAGACTTGATGACCCAACTTGTTAAATGCCCAGGCTCTATCGTTCTCGGTAGAGTGGGGGGCTTGGAAGTTTCCGATGTATCCGATGTTCATGATCTACCTTTCAAGACTGGCATCATTACTGGTTTTTGGACAGTTCTGCCATATCTATCTTTTACATTAACCCACATCTGTCTCTTGGTAGGGGTTACGGTGCCAGAAGACTTGCGTTCTTCTTTTTCTAATTTTCGTCTATACTTTTCTTCTCGGCTATTTTTTTTCGACATTTTTGCTCCAGTCTTCCTTATGACTAATTTTGAACTTCTTACTATCCACAAAATAAACAATCTCTTCTTTAGCACTAGGCATAGGGAGAACTACATACTTAGGTTTACCGTGCCAAGTAATAATAAACGGGGTGTTTTTGATGGCTTGTCCGATTACTCGATATAACTCTTTAACAGTATATGATTTCATAATTTAATAGTACACAATAGTTTGAACATTGACAATAGTTAGAACTTTAATTACACTGGATATATTACTAAATTAGGAAGGAACCTATGATAACTGAAAACACACTACTCGATTCAGCCATCGAGCGTAAGAACCATTACCAGGGTCGCATGATTGAAAACATGAGTAACATCATTTATTTCACCAAGCGAAAAGCCGCTATGGTCGCTGACAGAGATAGCATGAAAGTCGACACCGAAGAGAGAGCTCAAATGAACAGAGAAATCGCAGGTGCAGATAAAGCACTTTTAGCAGGTAAAGAAAACATTGAATCAGATCAAATGTTGATGGACTCATTTGATGAGTTAATCGCTGACCTTAAAAAAGAGAAAAAATCTAAGAAATAGAAATAATTTCTACGGGGGTAGAGAAAACTCTGTCCCCGTTTTTACAATACATCATAAGACCCTGCGGAACCGTGGGGTCTTTTACGAAGGTGACAGCAAAATCACCATCACCCCACTTCTGATACCCCTCGATCCATATGTCAAAATAATACTTAAACATAGCAAATCCTCGCTCGAAATCATCGGGGTGGATGTAGATTAAATCTTGTCGCATTTGAAGGCGATATAAGCATTGAGGCCGAAGGCCACGAAAAGGATTGCCGCAATTTCACTGTTATTTGTCCACGCATAATTGAGCTCATAGAGGCTCATGAAGATGAAGATAATTCCTACCATAGTTTCCTATCTACCCTGTGGGGGGTCTTTTTTATAAAATATATAATTTTTTTTCAGAACAATATCGTTGAATACCAATAAATAGCAATGCAAGTTCCGATAAACAACTTCCACCCTAAATGTCGCACGAGAACTTTTCGCATAACTCCTTTGTTATATGTTTATACTTCAACCTACCGCACGATTTGCATCGACACATATTAGTGCAGACATGATTGTTCTTTAGTCGATACTTATCCCATCGAGCCTTAGCAGCAATAGAAGCAGAGATAGACCTCTCTTGAGCCGTCAGGCTCTCGGCTCGTTTTTTTCCACCTAAAGATGCGTGGTCTTTAATGTCTTTGTTCATGTTAAGTACATGTTAACTACATGGTAAGTGTTAACGTGTTTCCTCGAGTATGTATGTATGCGTGCTTATTATGGCATTTATGCGTGCTTATGTAAAGTAGGTATTTACATGGGGAGAGGACTAAGTCTTTAGTCCCCCCTTGGTTCCATCGGGAGTCCCATCAGGTTTTTATAGGGGCACCCCCACCCCCCCCCACCCCCCCCATGGGGCACGACACACACGCCCACCCCCTCGAGTGGGGCTAGTCTTATACTGTTGTTATGGGGTTGTGGCCTGTGGGTATTGGCCTTGTCTCTTTTGGGTTGAGTGTCTGGGGGGCTGTGTCTACTACTTACGCCCTATCGGGCGACCTCTAAACACTATATATACTTATCTATCTGTTACGGATTTACGCCTTGTCCTTGTCCTTCTCTCTCATCAAGGCTATTGCGTCGGCCAATAAGTCGGGCGATATATTAAAGTTATTAGTCTGGTTCAGCTGTGGGGCTTGATCTGTGTAGCCGTGTTTACCCTTCAATAAGAACATCGAGAATATCGGGTTGAGCCTGTTGGTCATTCCACCCTGTAGGGCTTTATCCTCTTGCATCATCTTCACATATTCTAATATGTCCGATACTTCGACCCACTTGTCGGCTAACTCATACAATCGGGAGCGACTTATACCGATATCAAGGCATAACCCCACGATTGAGGGAATAATTTTCTCCTCGGGCTTACTATTCAAGATTTTATCAATGTAAGCCACGCCCCCATCTATCAAGACGGATTTTGTGTACTGTGTCTTAGATAGGCTTATTTTCTCTCGAGTTGTGAGGCTTAACGCCTTGCTTGAATCAGTCATATAAATACATACTACATTATATGACTTGATTGTGTAAAGTCTTGAAAGCGTGTAAGCATTACACAAATTGCTCGGCCACTCGGGGAAATTGCCTATTGTAATAACGATCGGATCGTGTATACTAATACATAGTCAAGCAAAATAAACCAATAAAAATACGCTTGATGAAAGGATGTAAAAATGACAAAAAACAAAAGTTTCACAATAACAAAAACTGGGTACCGTGCTGGAGTATACGGCTGTATAGCTGAATACTTCACCCTCATCATTGATGATGGGGGAGAGTTCGACAGCTATTACTTTTCTGGCCTGTATGGTACAGAGCAAAGAGTAGCTAAACAGCTCAAGAACGCAGGTTATAAAGAAGAGTATACATATTCTAATTATGGCCAAATAACACGCAAGGACATTAGACCCAACACAATGGGGGAGACTGAAATAATCAAGGAGCTAGAGACTAAATTAAAGGGGGCAAAATGAGTAGTTTAAGAGATCATTATGTTGATGTGCTTTTTTCTTGTAAAGAATTGATTAAAGCAATAGAAGAAAACACAGAGTCGAGCAAAGACGAGCACGGTAACATTGTCGGTTTAATCAATAAGCAATATATAAGCGAAGAGCTCGAAGAATTAAAAAATGAAATAGGCTATAAGCCAGAAGGGACAAAATGACAAAAAAAGATATATATAACAAATTATCGAGAGTTTTGACCGATTATGAAAACAACGAAGCGAGTGAGGGCGAATTATATAGGTGTTTAGTTGAAATACAAAATAATTGGGAAGACACAATCACAGCAGAGGAGATGAACGGCAAACCAGAGCAATTACTGGGTAGTATTTACGAGATTGAAGATAGCAACGGCAACACGCTATGCACGTTTCAAATCAATATAAACGGAGACCCCAAGAATATGGTCAACTGTTCACACGCCGACACAGACGATACTATTAGAATACAAATAGAGGAGAAATAACTATGGAAAAAACACTATACATATACAGTTTTAGACCAGAGGTGGAATATGAGAACTTAGATTATGACTGGTTTGTGGGTGAAGATACTGATGACTATGACCATAGCGAGATGATAGTAGCAAATTATATGGTCGAGAATGGTTATGGTGAAGACTATGATGAGGCGTTGGAAAAATTAGAGTCAGTTTATAAACAGGATAGAAAAGTATTATTAAAACAACTGGGAGAATAATTATGAAAATACAGAGAACACAGACAGAAAATGGGTGGATTGTACGCCTCGAAGAACGTGCAACCATTACACAAGGAGAAGGCAAAACCCTCAAGGAAGCAATGAGTCAAGCGTTTAGTTTGCTCGAGATTGCCACAAAAGAGTATGACGGTTGTCCCTGTGGTATGAGTGGCCAATGTTGTGCCGACCCCAGCCCGATGACACCAGAGCACGAGTGCGACAATGGAGAGAGTGGGGACGAGATCTGCGAGGACTGTTATTGCCTCGAGTGTGATAATTGTGGAGCAGGGTGTGGACATGAATTATAGTTTGACAAATAGACGAAGGGTGTGTTATTATTAAACAATGATGAAAGGATTAAAAATGCAAAACAAAACTTGCCAAAACTGTGAAGAAGAATTGATCTTCGTACCTCATTATGAGTATGACGGAGTGACCGAACACGGGAGCTATGAACCTTACTGGGAATGTCCAGCAGGTTGTAGCTACCCAGACTGTCCAGACAACGAACTAACAGCCGAGGAGCTGATGGAACGCAACAAGGTCGATACCTGTACAGAATACGGAATAGTATCAATTTGGAAATGGAAGGAGGCAGTAATTCTATGAGCTATACAGAACCGAACCCAAGATTTATCAAGACAGACCCTTGGGCTGATGTGGACACAAAACTAAACGAGCTAATCGATAAAATTATTTTAGAGTTTAGCCCAGAAGTATTAGACGATGATATTCCAGATTTGCTCGATGACTGGGATAACAGAGAGAACGCTATCGAGATATTACAAGATAAATTATTAAAGATGAAAGGATAAAATATGAAAAATACACAACAAAAAGTTATCAAAATAATTGAAAACATGGAGCAAAACACCTTCTTGCTACCTGAAAGTTGGTCAGAAACTATCCACATGACCACAAAAGACATGAGTTATCGAAGTTATGTTGGCACTCGTGGGAGTGGTCGCTATATGCACTTTGAAGTCACCGAGGGTAAAAACAAAATTGATATTTTGGTTAGAGGTAACGACATTGAAGTCTCTCAATCAATTTTCAAGAAAAGACTCTCGGAAAACCAAATAGTCGGCTATATAGAGGACATTTACAAGGAACAGCACTCATTTATTGATAACGCCGAGGGCATCAAGAAACTGAGAGCTGAACTGAGACAGAACAGGGCAAGCATCAAAACACTACAAGAAAACAATAAAAAATTAGAGCGACAAATCGCTGATGGATTAAAAATTACTAAAAAGGCTGAGTAAGCCGAGAAAGGATAAAATGGGACTAGATTTACATATTAAAGGTTATGAAACCTCAAGCAATAGTAAAATTGGTAGCTGCTCAGGATTCAATGATTTTAGAGAGATTTGGGCTAAACACCTCGGATTTGATCTAAAAGAGATGATCGGTTTTGATGGAGAAAAAGAATGGACTAATGAACCAATGCAATTTTTCTTTAATCATTCGGATTGTGACGGAGAATTAAGTGTTGAAGAGTGTGTTGAACTCTTGGCTCAAGCCGAAAAAGACCAGCCACATTTAACTGATGGACAATCAGAATACTCAATGCCGATACTTATCGAGTATTGCAAAAAAGCAATCGAAAAGAACGAACCAATTAGGTTTATATAAATTATGCCTACAGGCAAAAGAAAGGAGTAGTCATGGGACTATTCAATAAAAAAACTAAAAATGAAGAGCCAAAGAAGGGCAACATCCCCGAAAGGCTAGGAATTAAGCAAGAGAGAGCTGATGAGATTATCGAAGCCGTTTTGAGTAGCTATGCCGACAATACTGGCAATGTGTCAAAAGCATTTGAAGACATCTTTGAAGAGTCTCTCGACAAAAGCGAACACTCATTTGCTTGTTATGTCCTAGGATGTATCAAGACTAAGACCGAAGCCAATATGGAAGAGGTTATGGGAGACAGTCTCGAGGGGTTGGAGAAGTTATTAAAAATGTTAGAAAAGAAAATCGGAGAATAAATATGCCAATCATCGACACCACAATTAACAAGTACATTGACTCTGAGCTAATCAGACTCAATGCCGAGCGAGAGAGTAAGCACGAGTCTAGTGGTAAACTGTCGGCCTCGATGCTCTACCAACCAATTAGGTTTCAATTACTCAAGAACTTGGGAGCACCAAGAAAAGAGTTTGATGCCTACACACTCGCTAAGTTTAAGCGTGGTGTCGATGTTGAGGAATGGTATGTTACTCAACTTCGAGGAGCTGGAGTCTTGGTAGAAGACGAACAAACCCTTACTGGGCTTAATCTAAAAGTAACAGACGGACAACCATTTGCAGAATACAGAGAGTGTATTGGTTATGTTGACTCGGTTATTGATACCGACAAAATGCAAGCCAAGAAGGGAATTATCCCTAATGAGATTAAGTCTGTTACTAATATGAAGGTGAAGAGAATTGCCAAAACTGGCATTGACTGGCACTACAAGATACAAGCCTGTCTCTATGCCCTAGCAATGGGCGTTGACCACTTTGCAGTTACTATTGTGAGTGCAGAAGACCTGAGAAGTGAGACACACATCTTCCAGACTCGAGAGATGAAGAGAGATGTAGACCACGCTATCAGCGAGTATATGAAGGCTCTTGAGAACTATAAAAAAGACAGAACTCTTCCAAAGTTTGAGGCCAACGACAATGTTAAGTGGACTGGCAATATCAAATACGCAATGTTCCCAGAGGAATATGTGACTCGGCCTGACTCTTGGGTATTAGAACAACTAGATAGGAAGGATTAAATATGAACATAATTAACTTTATAAAGAATTGGTTTACTGTCAAAGAGCCAGAAAAACCAGCTCCTAAGAAAAAACCAAAGCCAGCAAAAATAACTTTGCCACAAAACCTATCTAAGTATGTCTATGAAATGGCAGATATGGGTAGAAAATATGGATGGAGAGTTATTGATTGGCAAGGAAACCTAGGGATGCTCTCTATGTGGAGAGATGAGGTTCGACTTAATATCTACACTTCAACGATGACTGTTGGTACCTGCCTCAACCACCCAAAGAAGGGAAAAACTCAGTTGTTTCGCAAAAATGTGACTCAAGCCGAGTTGACTGCTATTTATAAAAAACCAAGAGTTCACACTAACAAAGGATATACAAGAAAGGATTAAATATGGAATTAAAATCATTTAGCGACCTAGGGTTAGTCACAGCACTAATCACAAAAGGATACTCGCCACACGAAAGAACAAAAGACGGTAAAAGAGTGTTGTTTACCTTTGAGTATGATGACAACATCAAGCAACTCGAGGAAGACTTCTTCAACAACCGACTTGATGTTGATGCTAGAGACTTTCATACAACTATGAAGTCAGTAAAAAATAGTATTTACAGAATGGAGGATTAAATATGCCAGGAATGATGGACTACAAAATTATGGAGCTGATGGAAAAATATGGAGGCTCGTTTGTTCAGGCGTTTGCAGATTGTTTTAGGAAAGCAGACCCAACCAATAGAATGAAATTAAGAGAGGCGTTCCCAGAATTGTTCCAAACATATCACCCAAGCCAATGGGTGAGAAAGGAAAAAGATGACAGAACTGATGCTTAATATATCCGTGTTACTCGGGCTCTACATCATGCTCGCAGTATTCATAGCAATAGTAATTGGTATAGCGATTTACTTCGCTAAAAAAAGAGAGGATTAAATATGAAATATGTTAAAAGAAATAAGTTCTTCTATGCAATTCCAAGTTTGTTTCCAAAATGGGACTACCCATCAAGAGAAGCAATCGGAATTAAACTAAATGATGCTTACTACAGAAACGAGTCTCACTTTAAGTTTGAGGTTAAAGGTAAGTTCTACAGAATAGCCAGAGAGAAAGCAATAGAGCTAGGTAATAAATACACACTACCCTTTGGCTCATTGCCCAACCTGATCCCTATAGAAGAGTTTGAGGTGGTAGAAAAATGAAACTAAGACCATATCAACAGCAAGTAATTGACCAGATAATGGCCTCAAAAGACATTTTGGGTAACGATGTGATAGTCGTTGCCCAAGGTGGCGGGAAGTCTATTATCATTGCTGAACTTGCTCACCAACTCAAACAACCCGTGCTCATTGTCTGCCCCAATAAAGAGGTTTTGGAGCAGAACATTGAGAAGATGGAGAACTATTTAGACAGAGATGAAATCGGGGTTTTTAGTGCCTCAATGAACGAGAAGACTATCAAACCTGTTACTTTTGGGATGATCCAGTCAATGTACAAGAAACCCGAGCTCTTTAGTGGCTTTGGAATCGTCATCTACGATGAGTGTGACCTACATAACCCAAAGAAATTAGATGGCATGAGCTCTAAACTATTCAAGGGGGCTGGTATCACTAAAGTCTTTGGCTTTACTGGAACACCATATAGACAAGATGTTTTCTACAAATATCCGCCTGGGTATAAAGGGAAAATCTGGCAGAAGGCACAGATTGAGGCCATCACCACCACTAAAATGATTAACAGGTATAAAGAGAAGTTTTGGACTCGCATACTTTGTGTAATCAATACACGAGACCTAACAGACATGGGCTACCTAACTCCAGTTGAATATAACGACTTTAGCAAAATACAACATCATCAAATCCCAACTAATAAGAGTAAGAGCGACTTTGATATGGAGAAGTTTGAAGAGATGCTCGACCAAGTGTCTGGCAACCTAGCCAACACAATCAGCGAACTACCTCATAAGGCTAAGTTGGTGTTTTGTTCGTCTATTGAGCAGGCAGAAAGACTAGCGGGACTAACCCCAGACTCTATGATTGTCACAAGTAAAACGACAAAGAAAAAGAGGGCTCTAGCCGTCCAATCTCTGAGAGACGGTTCGTTGAAAGTCCTCTATAATGTGGGTATATTCACAGTGGGTTTTGACTACCCAGAACTAGACTGTTTGGTACTCTTGAGACCAACTAGAAGTTTGAGACTACACTCTCAAATCCTTGGAAGAGTCACAAGAATTGCCGAAGGTAAGACCAGGGGTCATGTCTATGACTTTGTTGGGAACATCAAGAGTCTTGGAAAGATAGAAGAGATTGAAATTAAGAAGACTCAGGCGTTCTATAAGGGACAGCCCTATATGACTTGGAATGTGGTGTCTCCAGCAGTCCCAAATGGTTTTCATTTACACCCACTTTATAAATATGAAATCAGGAGAAACAAATGAGGGGTAGAAAAACGAATGGACAGTTTACCAGCGAGGGGTTGAAAGGGAATCAGTATGCTAAAAACAACCCACCAAACAAAACATCATTCAAATCAGTTCCACCAGAAAAGCACCCATCGTGGAAGGGTGGGTTACAAAAACACCATGATGGATATTTTATCTCTCTAGCCAACAATAAAAGAATGAAGAGGTCTCGTTTTGTGTGGATGGGGGCGAATGGTGGAAAAATCCCCAAGGGTGGAATTATTTATCATATCAATGGGGACATTTATGATGACAGTTTGGAGAACTTAGAGCTCATTACTAGAGCTGAATTATTAAAAAGAAACCAGAATAAATAACTATGAAAACAAACAAACTAATAGACGAGGCAATAATTGCGTTTTCTGGCAAAACATTTAGTAACAACGAAGATGTGATTATTTGGCTAAAAGAAGCACTAACCAAAGCCTACCAGCAAGGTCAAAAAGATATGGTAGATGCGTTTGCGAAAATAATTGGAGAAGATGAAAGCGTAGAATATATAGAAGAAACAGCTCCATTTATACACGCAAGTAGAAACGCTAAAAATGAGCTACGAGCAGAACTTCGCCAACTACTAAAAGAAAGAAAGGGAATATGAACGACTTAAAATCATTTATCGCTACAGCAAACAAAGAACTTGGTGACAATACAGCCATCTTAATTGATGAGAACTACAAAGTTGATGTTGATGTTATCCCCACAGGTATAGAAAATGTGGATAACGCATTTGGTATTGGTGGATTCCCTCGGGGTAAGATTAGTGAAGTCTTCGGTAAAGAAGGTAGTGGAAAAACTACCCTCTGTCTTCACGCAATAGCACAGGCCAATAAAATGGGACTAGATTGTGCTTTTGTTGATACTGAGCACGCCATTAGTTTTGAGAGGATGAAAGAGTTAGGAGTTGATACTTCCAAACTGTTATTCAGTCAGCCAAATAGTGGCGAAGAGGCTCTCAATTTAGTTGAAATGATGGTTCGTGATGGTAGATTTGCAATGATAGTTGTTGATAGTGTCGCCGCACTCATCCCACAGGTTGAAGTTGAGAAAGATATGGGCGACTCAGTAATGGGTGTTCATGCTCGTTTAATGAGTCAGGCTATGAGAAAACTAACAGCTCCAACCAGTAAGTCTAACACCGCCCTAGTGTTCACTAATCAAACTAGAAGTAAGATTGGTGTGATGTGGGGCAACCCAGAAACTACCACGGGTGGCGTGGCCTTGAAGTTCTATGCTAGTTTGCGTGTGCGTATGGCTTATACAGGAGCAATAAAAGAGGGGACTCAACAAGTTGCAGCTAAGGGTAAAATGACTGTTGTTAAAAACAAGTTGGCCGTGCCATTTAAGGAGGCTGAGTTTGAAATCAATCAATCTGGCATAGATAGTAGTGGGGCTCTAATAGAAACCTTGGTTAAAAAAGGAGTTCTGGTTAAGTCTGGGGCTTTCTATAAGTTTGAGGACAAAGTCATTGCCCAAGGAGCTAGAGCATTAAGTCAAAAACTCCAAGAGGATGCTGACTTGAAGAGCAAAATCATGGAAGCATTACACAAATAAGAATAATCTGTTCTAATATGTAAGTATGAGTTTTTTAACCGACCTATTTCAGAAAGCACTTGGAGGTATCCAAAATACTTTCGCTCCAGCCAAAGAACTAATCAGTCCAATCCCTCAACAGGTTCAAGCAGAATGGGATAATAGTTTCTGGGATAACGCTGACCTAAAAGAAGCAAATCAAGCCGAGGCTCAATATGGTGGTAAGCCACAAGTATTGGGTGCTACTGCCAATCGTTTTGGCGGCAGGAATCCTAACTGGGAGAAGTGGCAACAACTAGCTCCAAAGAGTTTTGAACAACTGTTATCAGGTGCTCAAATCGCTAGTGAGAGAACGGGTGTTCCAGCAGATTTGTTAATGGATATTAGTGGAGCCGAGACATCGGGTGGACAGAACCTCAATCAGTTCGGTGGAGCCCCAGGACAAGGCTATTACCAATTTGAACCAGAGACACTAAGAGACTTGGGCTCCAATATAGACCCATACTCAGCAACAGAGTCAGCGGGTTTAGCGGCGGATCTAATTAAGAAGAGACAATTAAGTAGGTGGGGAACTCCCGAAGGAAACTGGGGAACTCTAAACAATCCTAAGAATAAAAACGGCAAACTTACTGAGTTGTATACGAAGGAAGAACTGAACAAGTACTTATCAGATAAGTTTCAGTTATAGACAAAGTTTGAACATTATGTTTTACTTAAATAGTTAGAGAAATCTAACCCTTCCGCTTTAAGCGGTGTCCCTATGGCAAAGGGGGGCATTATAAATAAAGAGAGTAAATTAGTTAAGTTAAGACCGTTTAATTGGTTGGTAAAGTTCTCGCTTTGCCAAAGGCTTAACTGCTTTACCCACCAATTAAGCGGTTTTTTTATACCCGCAGAAAGATTAAAAATGATAGTAAAAAGAAAACTCCAAAAAGACTTTACTGTTGTCTCCAACGAAATAATGAGACACAAACTTTCACTCAAAGCCATAGGTCTTTACCTATATATTATCAATAAGCCAGACAACTGGGACTTCTCGATTAGTGGAACAGCCACTCAGGTTCAAGACGGTCACGAGTCAATAAGGACAGCAATAATTGAACTCGAGGAAAAAGGATTTCTAAAAAGAACCAGAGTCCGAAAATCCGATGGTCGTTATGGAGACGGCATCTGGGAGATATATGATAAGCCTCTCAAAAACCCTACGGCGGTAACAACTACGCAGGGAAAAAGCAGACAAGTAAATACTAAAGAAGTAAATACTAAGAGAGAGAGTGGCACACACACTCTGAAATTGTCTAAAGAAGATGTTGACCAACTAATGTATCAGTACGGAGTTACTGGCAAAGCCCTAAGTAAAGTCGGACAGAAATATAGAAACTGGTGCGACGACAAGAATAAGAAACTATCCCTTGCTGGGTTCAAGTTGTTCTTAACCCGTGAGCACTGGGAGATAGAAGACTTCCAACCAGACAAACAAATGGAGATGCAGATGAGAGGAGAGATATGAGCCTCAACAACTACCTGGAGACCAAGAGGCGTAACAGAGCTAGAAAAGAACTCCGCAAGCAGTACCCAAATCTGATGGGTCAACAACTTGAAGACAAAGTAGATAGAGTACTAGGTATTGCTGACACAGGTAAGATGGACTGGACTAAGTTTGTTGACAACAACTCCAAGACTTCCGACTACCCAACCCCAGATAGCGTTAAGTATGAAGATGTGGTCGAGATTGCTAAAGAGTTCCGACTAAGACCCTATGCCTTATACTGGTTCTACCTCAAGAAGATAGCCAAACTAACGGCCAGTGGTAGAGACAAAACAAACTACAAAGCACTCCTTAAAGAATTAGCTCCAGGAGTGATTGGTAAGGAGTTAGACTTTGATACGAAGATAGTTGCGGCTACTATCTACGCCAAAGACCTAAAAGATGTAATGATTACACGCCAACAAGCCGAGGCGATGATTATGGAGGGAAAACTATGATAACCCAAGAGCAAAAAGACAGACTATATGAGTCTGCAAAACTATACTTAAAGGCTGGATGGAGTATTGTTCCACTAAGAGACTATCAAAAAGGGTCAACTATAAAGTGGACTGAATATAAAGACAGGCTACCAACTCAAGAAGAGGTCGATAGTTGGTTCAAGTTCCCAAATATCACTGGATTAGCCGTTATCACGGGTAAGATTAGTGATTTGACCGTGGTTGATGATGACTCTTATGTTAATGATGTGAAATTAGAAATGAACTCCAACCTAGAGTCTAAGACAGCTAGTGGAGGCAGACATCTCTATTTTAAGTATTCCGCCATCGGGAATAGTAACGCCTCTGTTAAAGACGAGCACAAACTAGAGCTACAAGAAGACGGTAAGTTAATTGTCCTACCCCCATCATTTGCTAAGAACAAAAAGGGAGAGATTGGCCAGTATGCTTGGACAGTTAGACAGTTAAAGAAAATCTCAGACTTGAGGACTTTAGATAAAGCCACATTGCCAAAAGAAGTGATTGAGCCAAAAGAATACACCCCAAGAGACTTATTGGAGTTAGTTAACGCCCCATTAGGGACACAACACCACAACCTAAGAGACCTCATCAACACAATCTTATGGCGTTTTAAGCCCACTGAATGGTCAGAGTTGGCAATCCCAGCCATTAAGACCGCAGCAGCCTCTTTTGACCCCCCTCATCCTCCAGAAAGAGTAGATAAACTTATATCTGACTGTATGAAATGGAACCTAGAGAAGAGATTGGAGAAAAAACAGGAAGAGAAATCTAAAGAAGTTGTGATGGTACCAAAGACTATGAATGAACTAGCTCTTGCTAGAATTGAAGAGCGTAAGTTAGAGGCGGTTGCTCCTACTACTGGATATAAGTATTTAGACACCCACATCAAAGGTTGGATTCCTGGCCATTTATATGTCCTTACGGGCGAAACCAATGCAGGTAAAACAGCCTGTGCGTGCAACTTCTCCTACAGAACCGAGAAACAACAGAAGAAAGTTTTATACTTTGCTCTTGAGCCAGATGTAGGTGTGATTGAATACTTAGCTGGTATTTATCATAGGAAGACTTGGACTGATATTTCTGACCAAAACCTACTTGATGTTGAGATGCCAGGAATGACCGTCTTTACTAAAGATACCCACTCCACCCTAGACCAACTGTTGAATACCATTGAGGGTATCGAGCGACAAGACTTAATCATCGTTGACCATATTGGGTACTTCACCAGCAACGCCAACGACAAACGCTCTCAAGTTCAACAAGAGTCTGATGCTATTAAACGAATAGTCAGCACAGCTAAGAAAAAGGGTTCAGCAATTATGATTATCGCTCACCCTCGCAAGGGTACTACCAAGAGCAGAAAAAACACCATTATCGACATGAATGACATCAGTGGTTCAGCCGCATTTAAGCAAGATGCTACTGATGTCATAGTGCTCCACAGAAACAAAGATGAGGACGACCACTTCAAACTCACCAATTCTCCTGATGGTTACTTACTACTGCCAAAAGTTAAGACTGGGACTTCTGGTTCTGTGAAGATTAGGTTCGTGCCTAATTCAGCCGTGATGTTAGATGAGGGTGAAATTAGTGAGGTCAATTATAAACAGGCCGTGGTTGGTTCAGCACAGAACGAAATGGAGTTCTAATGCAGGTAATCAATTATTACAAACTAAGCGATGAAGAGCTAGATTCTAAGATACAAAAAATTAGAGACTGGCTCTTTGACCACCACAAAGATGAAAGGGCAAAGACAGCTGAGTTTGCCTTAGATATTGCTCTTAACGCCAAGGAGTTGAGAGAAGGTGGGATTGATGATTTTACACAACTGGTTATAGACACACTCACCTAAAAGTGATACGATCGGTATGTTGTTAATATAAAGGTGAATACACCTAGAAAGGGCGAAAATGCCAACAGCAAATTGGGGAGACAAACAAAGTTTCTCCGCATCAAAGTTTATTAAATTGAAGTCAAAAGGTGACAGAATCCAATTCAGGATTTTGGGCAACTACCACTATGACGGCAAACATTTCCAAGAAGACTCTTCACAAGACAGCGGATGGACGATAACTCCATGTTCTCGTATCAACGATGGAGCAGAGTGTGAAATCTGTGAGATGTTCTTTGCAGCACATAAGAGTGCCAAAAAAGAAGGTTTGGATCGTAAAGAGACAGATAAACTCACTAACCCGTTCAAGCCAGCCATCTCTTATTACTTCCCAGTCTTAAATAGAGACACAGAAGAGTTCCAAGTATTCCAAACAACTGCTGGTGTTAAAAACCAAGTTGATGCTAAATTGGAAATCAGTCCAAATAATCTTGAAAGAGATATGGTTGTTGTTAGAACAGAAACTCCAGGTAGTGGTTACTACAGTTTAGACATTGTTGATAGTGCTGATACTAAGCCTCTTAGTGATAAAGAAAAGGCTGAGATGAAAAAGGGTCAAGAAGCCAACATGGAAGAGTATGTTAATGGTACAAGTAGTGAATCATCAGTAGATGAGGAACTTAATTTCTAAGGAGAAAATATGTCATACACACCATTCATTATAATTGGTATCTGGCTAGGAGTTATGACTCTTATGTTAGGTCAAGGTAAGTTTATTAAGTACTTCAATCTTGCTGACAAAAGAAGTTTTATTGGCGGTGAAAGTAGTTATCAAAAACTTAACTCTTTGATGTCAGTTGGAGATGTCTCGCTTTATAGAAATAATCTCTTCTCTGAGCCAACGGTTATCATCAGAGCTACCTACTCAATTAGTAAAACAGAAACTTCTGAAATCTTAATCAGAGCCAAAAGTTTTGATGAGGCGGTAGAATTATCTTACCAGGCTGCTTTATCAAAAGGATTCATCAAGGAATAACATGAAAGCACTAGACAAGTACAACCCATCAACATCGATATTTGCTCATTTTAGAGTAGATGAAGAGCTCCCTGTAGAAGAGAAGGCGTTTGCCACATGGAAGGCGTTACTCTCTGCTAAAAGGTCTCACGATGGGTTGTTTCTTGTCATAGGCAAGTTACTCAAAGATGTTAGAGACGATAAACTCTACGAGAAATTAGACTATGACAACTTCTCTCAATTCTTAGCAAGTCCAGAGTTAGGGTTCTCCCGTGAGAAAGCCTACATGTGTATCAAGACCTATGAGTACTACATTGAGTTCTTAGAACTTGATCCAGAGCATGTTGGACAGATGAACATCTCCAGGCTCTCAATGATGGTGCCTATGCTCAAGGGCATAGAAGATAAGACCGAGGCTGTTAAGGCCATTGAAGAGATGAACGACCTTAGGCACGGAGATTTCGTCCGTGAAGTTAAAAATAGATCCAACACAGATGGTAAACCAACTGTTTATTTCTCAGAGGAGTTGGGTAAATGGTACATTGGGTACCACCCAAATACTTGCCACCTACACAACCTCGGAGACCACAGTGAAAGTTAAGAAACCAAAGAAACTAAAGTTCACAACAGAGAAGACAAAGGCTTGGAGTCTTTTTTCTAAATATATCCGCCTCAGAGATGCTCTGGCCACTATCGGCAATAACCGTCAATGTAAGTGCATTACTTGTGAAGACATTAGAAACATTTATGGTATGGGCTGTATGCAGGCTGGACATTTTATTCCTGGTCGCAACAACGCAGTTCTCTTCAATGAAGAACAAGTCCACGGGCAATGTTATGTTTGTAATAAGATTAAGAGTGGTAATTGGGTAGAATATGAGCGTGTAATGGTTAAACGACACGGTAGAGCAGAAGTTGAAAGAATGAAGGCCGATGCCGAGAAAACAGTTAAGATGACCGCACAAGACATGGTCGATATTCAAGAGAAGTATAAGAAAAAAATAGAGGAGCTCGGCGGGTTCCCAAGTTGACTAGCCGATCGTAATCCGTTAAACTGACGCAATGACAGATAAAATAGATAAAAAAGCCATCATCTCAGAGCACATGTCTAAATTAGGCAAGAAGGCTGGGCAGGTAAATAAGAAAAAAGGTTCGGACTACTTTAAGTGGGTTCGTTCTCATGGTCATCTAAAGACAAAAGAAGATATTGTTGATAAAAAATAGTATCACCACCCTTTTCAACCCATTCACTCTTAGCAACATCTCTATTAGTTTGACCACCATACTTCTCAGCATTGCGGGCTATTTTCATTTGGACAACTTCATCTGGATTTAATCCTAGTGTGTTGCACATCTTTAGAGCAAGGTAGAGTACATCACCAACTTCACCAGCTACCTGTGTTAAGTCATCGGTAATAGAAGCAGACCTTAATTCGTCAACAAGTTCTTGAGCCTCTTCAACAATCATGTCCGCAATATGGAAGGCATCATCTGTTTCTTTGAATAGTGGAACAGCCTCATTTTGCTCAGCGACTTGCTGAGTTAAAGACCTTATATTCTCAACCGACACTATTTAATAGTGATGTAGTTTTTAAGTAAGTTAACAACAAAACCACTAATAGCTGTTATCACAACTAACTCTAATTGAGAAAAATCAAAATTAGGGAAAGAGATTTTTGATAGGTACAATAATCCAGTAGCTAAAATAATAGCTCCGACACTAATTAGTAGTGATTTAGCATTGGAACTTAGTGTGCTCCATGTCTCTGTGAACTCTTTTCTCATATTTCTTTCCTTGTATTTAATTATTACTTATAAGTCCTTAGCACTCGTGTTAAAAGACTGCGATTCTGAGCCTTTTTGTTATTTAATCGGTGTCACCGTTCTTTTTTCGCTCAAAAATTGGCCATTCAAATCGTACAATTCTTCGCAAATTACTTTGTAACTTTTGATAGGCTCAGTTGGAGGGATTATAGGACATTTATGGTCAGCTATTTCCTTTTTCAACCTAGCTATTTCCTCTATGTAACCCTTGCATGGATCTACTGGCGGAGGAGTTGGCTCATCAGGAATACCAAAGGCCTTAGAGATACTCTTAGCAAGAGCACCAGCAATTAGCTCTGTGTTAGCAAGTAAGACTCTGTCGTGTGGATCTTGTACTTGTCCCATCTCAATTAACACACATGGTGTTTTCAAACTCATTCTCTTCCACATATAGTAGTATCTGGTGTTAGCATTACTTCTGTTTTTATAAACTATCTTTGTTTCTGGGAAGTAAGTCTCGTTAATGATTCTACAAATCCTTTGACTCTCAGCAGTAGCACCATCTGTTGATGGTTCTGGGTAGTCAGCAAAGCCTCCGCCCTCATCATTGGCGTAGTCCATATCTCCATGAAGGGATAAGAATAAGTCAAAATCCTGAGCTATCTCTGAGTCTTTAGGATCAGCATCAACTAAATATAGTTGGAAACCCTTTTTAACTAGGAGCTGCGAAAGTCTGTTTCTAACTCTAACAGTCAATTCTTGTTCACCAGGAGCACCAGTTGAACCAGATGTTCTACCCTCATGTCCAGCCTGTAAACAGATTTTTTTCATTTAGCCTCCTTGTCTATATATATTTCAAAAACTTCTGTTGTGAATGGTTCGTATTTTTTAATACCCCTAACTTCGTATTGAACAACTCCGTCATAATAGTATTTACCTGTGGCAACTAGGTTATTATCAACTTCACATGGTAATTTCCAGTGAGTGATAACAACGCCGTTTCCTTTTTCAATAGATATTTGTCTTGAAACACTTTCTATTCTGTCTTTTTTAAGCCCAGTTTCATCTTCACGAATGAGGGTTAAGTTAATAATAGAATTACCATGACCATCAACTAAAGATTCCCTGTTTATGTAAGCATTTATGCTGTCGCAGAAATGATATTCTTTTTGCTCTACCTCTACTGGACTTAATATCTTGTAATAGTGGGTACTATCAAAGTAATTGTAGTAGGTATAGGGAATAGCTGACCCCATAAAGGAAAACATAGCTCCAAAGAGTATTACATTTGGGACTGTGCGTACTATTGATTTAATAATGTTCATTTTATTTATCCTTTGGCTTAAATGTGTAGAAGAATCCTACTATTGAACCCATCAACCCATGAATCATTGGATTGGTTTTGTATGCTGGGTTCACTATCTCAAAAGCAACTGAAATTGTCCACATCACAGAAACTAAAACTAAAACCAGTGTTTTATAGCTAGCCTCATTAAGTTTGTTTCCAATTTTTTGACTAATAAAACCACCGCTAATTAGTCCTAAAAAGTAACTGATGATTGAGATTGAGAAGTTTTCTATATTCATGCTTGGTTAAACCATAGTTTCTTGTTTGTACTGTTACCACCCCTTTGTGGCTTCCCACTTAGTATGTCACTTAACAGTTTATTACCATCACGAGCTGTTTGTGAAGCCCCACCTGAAATTGGCTCAAACATAAGGTCTAGTGACTTTAATTTTGAGAACTTAGGTAGGTCTAGTTGGAAAGCCTTTTTAGCCTGAGCATAAGACATTGTTCCACCACCACTTCCCCCCTTATAGTAGAACTCATTTTTAATCTCATCATATTTAATGGCCTTTAGAGCCTTACTTTGGGCTTTACTGATGTAGTCTCTGTCATAGAGGTAGTCAATCATCCCAGAAGTGAGCATTTGTTTACCACCAACAACTCTTCTCTGGCTACCAAGATAATCCATTAAGTCTTTATCGTCCATGGTTTCTAATTTAGGTAAGATTTCATCTTGGAGTTTAACATCCATATCTTGAGCCGCCATTGTGTAGTAGGCCGCATCTTTAGGATCAGCTCCAGAGGCCTTGATAAACTCATTTTTAGCTGATTGTGGGATGTTCTCATCAGATAGGATTTTATTGAGCTCCTTAAATGTATCCATTCTCTCTTTAACAGATCCAGATGTTGCTGATTTGCTATCAAATAAAGATGTGTCGGCGTTAGTTTTTCCACCTTCAAGAATAGAGTCTAGTTTCTTATCTGAGATATTGCTCTTTTTAGCGTTGTTTAGATATTCAATCTTGCCATCTCTGGTAGGAATCTTATCCATTATTTCACCCTGACTTGTGTTTAGTCCCCAGTCAAACTCATTGTCAAACATGTCTCTAGCCTCTTGAGTAGAGTTCTGGCCAAAGAAGATTGACCTAGCTATATCAAAAGGATTACTTGGGGTCTCAAACATTGGATTCCCCTTACGACTCTCTGTGTATCCTCTTCCTTGAGAGACTAACGCCTGAGTTGACCTAGCGGCTTGGTTTGCGTATGGCAATACTTTTGAGGCTAAGTTCCAGGGAACATCAACAGCCTTGTTGCCAGTGATATTTCTACCAACATCAGTAATATCATATAGGGATAAGGCGTTCATCCAAGTAGGATCGTTTGTTCCAAAGATGTCTCTGGTTTTGTCTCCAAGAGCTAATTTAGCTCCAGTGAAGAACGGAGATTGTAGGGCTGGAACCAACCTTGTTAATTCAGTAAATACTCTAGCAACTGCCTTAACTTTATCTGGTTCTTTTTCATCAGTTCCATACCACTGTTGATAAGTATCATTGAGCATGTCTGCTGGGTCTAAGAAGGGTCTGTCTCCAGTCCCAAACTTCTCATTTAAGTCATTACTTATTCTCCAGGCGGCTAGTGTTCCAAGAACTGTTCCGACTTTCTTTTCACCAACACTCTTGAACAATTTGTTCATTGCAGCCTGATTTTCTAAAGTAAATGGAGAGAAAGTTTTGCCGAACCACGATTGATAGTATTCACCTAATTCACCCAGTCTTCTATCGCCCATGATTTGAACTGTTAAGTCATCGGCGTATTGAATAGCGTCATCAACACCCTTACTCTTACCTTGTTCAAAGAAAGACCTCCATACTTGTCTAGCAGTAACATTATTTGCTGCTTGAAGTGCATCTGCGGCAGGTTTCTTAATCTTATCAAGCCCCTTGGTTAGATTTGTTGGAGTTGAATCAGATAGAGATTTCAACAAAGGAGATTCTTTTTCAGCAACCCTAGCCCCTTTTGAAAACATACCTTTAATAAAGTTTTTTGGATTAGACTCGGCCATAGCCTGTGGCAAGTTAAATGTTTGAGCAACAAATGAGCGGGCATTACCAAGAACAGCAGCCCCTCTAACATTACCAGTAATACTAGCGATTTGGTCTCCGAGGCCACTGTCTCTAACTCCCAATATCTCATTCCTATAGTTTTCTAAATACTTAACAACACTAGGGTCAGCACCAGCCTTACCAGCAAGGTTGATATATTCATCTAGTTTTGGAGTAACAAGGTCTGTGAATCCTGCTCTCTTTATGTAATCTAAGTATCCAGCCATACCCTCAATAGCTCCGAAGTCTTCATTAGTAGCACCCTGTCTCTTGAAGATTGTCTGAGACTTTGCTCCAGTGGTTTTATCTTTACCAAAGAACAGGTCTTCAATCATATTCCCAGACCTCTTGTTCCCAACTTGAGATAAGAAGTCTTGTTTGTATGGGATTGGAGTTAAGCCAGCCTCAACACGCCTTGGGTTAACAAAGTTAATCATCTCTTCATACATACCCCTGAGTTGAGTGTGTGTATCAATAATTTGTTTGGCCTTAACTTCACCAACTTGTTCAACAAGTTGTTTCTCATTTAGAGACCCAGAGTTAAGTTGTTTGATGAGTTTATCTTCTTTACTACCCATTTTTATTGGAGAGCTAGACAAAGCATCCTCATACTTCCTGCCCCAATCAATGGAGTCAGCAATGAGTTTGTTTTTAGGGTCAACTATGTTTGTTTTAATTTTAGAATATACATTGGGTGGTAGAGCCTTCTCTAACCTAGATTGTCTATCTAACCTAATTTTGTCAAAGGTACTAACATCTTTTGATTTTCTGAGAGATTTGAAGAAACTGTCTCCCTGTTTTTGTGTATTGATTACACTCTCTGCCTTAGCAGGTAATTGAGGGACATCTGGATTACCAGCAGTCAAAAGTCCACCCAGTTCATCTGATTGTTTAGTCCCGCCAGGGATTACATCGTCTGCTTGACGAAGAATACTATCCAAACTAGCAGTTGTCTTTGGTTGGACTTTTGGCTTGATGGCAGACCCACTAGGAGTAACATAAATTGTGTCTTTTGCTCTCTTTGGAAGGGCAGTAACTAATTCGTCTGCTCCATTAACTCTCTTTAATCCACTAAGATTGTCTGCGTTCTTCATTTGATTTTGGAGAACCTCATCTAAGTTTTTTGCTTTAAGACCACCAAATAGTAAAAGTGGTAGCTCAGCCATGTTTAGAGCTGGGGTAATGAGACTGTCTTTGTTTCCACCAGTTACAGCGTCTCCTAGTCCATAGTATTCATTCCCAGCAAGTCCAGGTTGGGCACCTGCTAAATCTCTTTCTGTGGCTGCACCTTTAAGTGAGTTATATCCAGCAAACAAGGCATCATCTACGCCAGGAAGTAGTCCAAATAAAGCCTGAGCTCCATGACCAACTCTACTTAAACCAGATTTTTCTTCACCACCAAATGCCTCCCTAGTGTTGTAGGGGACTTGAGCAAGTGGGGCACCGACCCAGTTATTAAGTCCTTGAGCAACAGTAGTTGCCTTTGTTTTTTCTCCAAGAATATCCTCAATGTTTCTGTTGAGGTTTTCTTGCCTATCAGGTGTGAATGGAAGATTCTCCATGAAGGCTTGTGGATAGGCTCTTACCTGATCTTCTAACCTATGGCCACCAACCTGAGTGTTGGCTATGTTGTTATATATTTGTTGGTTTCTATCTTTTGCTCTTTGTCTAGCGTCTCCAACAAAGTTCCTAGCATTGTTAATCAAACCCCCTTGTTGGAGTTGAACGCCACCCATGCTCTTATCTCTGTCAATGAAATTACCTACTCCCGTAAGTGCTTGTTGTGCTTTTTGTTTTAGTCTCTCAAATATGGTCATATATGCCTCGTGCCTATTCTGGCTTAGGCGTACATGCTCCCGCCAGCTCTTTGTTTAAGTCTGTCTAAATAACTAAGGTTTTCGTTTCCTAAATTAGCAGCCTGATTGTTTCCTCCATCAGGAGTTGCAAAATTAGGCATAGCAACATTTAATGAATTAGTCATATCAGATAGATTAGGAGCAAATGGATTTGCTGCATAAGCATTGATATTACCACCAGCTGCTTGCATAGCAAGTTGTTGGTTAACAATGTTGCTTCTTAGTTGGTCGAAGGCACTATTGATTCCAGCAATGTCTCCAGCATTAACTAATCCAGCCTTTTCAACACCTGATTGGTAATTACCTTGAGCATTTCTTAGGTAGTCACCTAAGGTAGACTCTTGGTTGTTTGCCCACTCATTGTTTGTGTTATAGCCTTTTAAGTTTTCTCTTTCGTTGAAAGTCTTTTCATTAGAGAGAGCACCTAAGTTTCTAAGGTTTGCTTTATCCTGATTGCCGACTCCCCTTGTGAAGGCTGAGCCTCCCATACCAGTAGCTCTTAGTATATTTCTAAGTCTACTTGTGTTTTCAGTTGCTGATCTTTGTAAATTACCTCTTTCTCCTTCAAAGGAGTTGAGAATATCTGCATTTCCTTGATTAAAGATTCCAGTGAACTCTCCTCTTCGTTTACCAAGGGTATCTAGTCCTCTGTCATAAACTCCCCTTGCCTCACCAAATGCTCTTCCTAAATCTCCGAGCCTGTTGTTATATGCACCACGAGCTAATTCAATTTGAGCACTTAGGCCTCCATCATTTCCATTAGGATCACCAGTTGGGGCGGCTAAGGTTGTTGTTCCTCCTCCACCATTGTCTGTGTTTGTTGGGGGTGGGGATGTTGTTGGGTCACTAATTCTTGGAGCACCAGGGGCACCATACAATTCATTGAAAGTACCAGTAGTGCCTTGGTCGTTAGTTAAGATAGCCCCAGATGTAGAACCACCTGGATCATAAGCACCAAGTATTTGACTTCCACCATCAGGACTTAATGCCTGATTATTGCTTTGAGCATAAGCCTCAGTAACACCAAAGTCTGGCGTTAATTTACCTTCACGGTAAGCACTTCCATAAATTGCTTTTAGTATATCTTCAAACATAATTTTAATTCCTTATATTGTTATATTAGTGTGTTTAAGTTCTTTTTGTGTCATTAAGTAAAGTTGGTTAGTAATAAAGCACCACCAGAGAGAGGTGTCTTAACAGTCTTATCTAATGTCACATCTAGTGTTGGGCTAGTTGTTCCTGTGTATGATTTTGAGTAATCAAGGTGAACACGACCAGTTGACCCAGCTCCTCCAACGCCTTCTGTGCCGCCACCACCAGATCCTCCAGTTGCGACAATTAAGGCAGAACCAAGAGTTGCTGTCTCACATTTTAGCAAACAAGATCCTCCAGCTCCTCCTCCACCGCCACGACCAGCTCCACCAGAAGTTCCAGCTGCTCCTCTTAAATAAATGTTTCCAGTAATAACTAAGTCTTTAGCAAAAATAAACACACCACCACCACCATTACCACCAGTTCCAGAACCCCCACCAGCTGATCCACCACCACCACCACCACCAAGTGCAAAACTTGTTAGTGCGGCTGTTCCAGCGAGAGTTCCTCCAAAACAGTTTGGTGTGGAATAATTGTATCCACGGCCACCAGCTGCAGCGTTACCACCACCTCCACCACCAGAGTCTTGGTGTCCTCCTCCACCAGATCCACCTGTGTTTGTTGTTTCTGTTGTTTGAGCATGGTTATGACCCTCACCAGTTTGCACAGATGAATTAGGTGCTCCAGTACCGCCATCAAAACCTTTTGAGTCACCACTTATAGTTCCAGAAATAGTATGGATTGCTTTATCAAAATATCCACCAATTCCATATTGGCTGGTATTCCAGGTACTTATTGTGAAGCCAGTATTGGTAAGACCATCATATTCCTTCATTTCCATTACTTGAGCCTGAGATGCACCACTATTTGAGTATGTGTTTGTTAGGTCGGATTCAAGTGTGAGGGTTGTTGTTCCAGCACCAGATAAAATCTTGTTTAACTGCCAGAGGTTGTGTGTTCCTCTTGTTTGTAGAATTAAAATTAAGTCGTTATTTGCAAAAGTGCTTGCAGCCTCAAGGGTGAGTGTTTTTGTGGAGACTGTTCCTGAACAACCAGTCATAGCTGGAACAGCATAAGTAGATCCATCGTGTCCGTCTCCAAACCCATGTTTCCATTTTATGGTGTCGTCTGACCTAAATTGTAGTTGTGCCATATTACATGTCCTGTGCTACAACAACACCTGTGATTTGAGCAGTTCCATGAACAATGAAACCAAAGTCATCCCAAGCGTGTTTGTCTGTTGATAAATCTGGAGCATCTCCACCAGCCCACATAATCTGCACACCCATGGTGTGAGTGCCAGCCGATGTGCTACCAGAGGTATCAATAGCAGTTCCAGCTAAGGCTAGTGTTTTAGTTGTCGCTAGCTGACCAGATGTTGCATTAACTCTAATCCAGTAATAAGTAGTTCCAGCGGTAATGTTTGTTGGTAGTGTGTCTGTGGTTGTGAACTTAACTGGTGTACCAGTCTTCATATCGTATGAAGTAGTAACCACACCAGGATTTGCCTCGGTAATAGTTACCGTTTCACTAGCTGATTCAAACCAAGTAACAGTTCTTGAGCCAGTACCATCTTGAGGAACTCTAATTAAGAAAGTCTTGCCCTCAGCAGAATTACTGATAGTAAATGTTCTATTCCCACCCAACGCCCCGCAAAGGAACTTGAGTTTATTTGTTAGAGAGGTCAAGTTAAAGTTCATGGTTGCCCCATCAGCAACATCAATCCACTCGTCAGAGAGTTCTCCAATGGTGGCATCAACTCCAGCATCGTTCTTAACATGCCATGAGCCATCGGTTGAAGCATAAAGTCTTAAAAATCCACTTGCTGGAGTAGCTGGGGCAGAACCTTGTTCAGCCATCTGTAAGTATTCATCGTTAACAAAGTCAGAGTATTGGTTAAAGAACTCTTCATTATTCAGACAGTTAACAGCGAGGTTTTCGGCTAAGTTTCCATCATACCCACGAAGCCTAACAACTCCTGTTAAAGCATAATCAGCCGCACTTGAACCAGAAGTTGAGGTAACAGTAAAAACTGTTTCATAAGTGGTTCCCCACCCAACAACCACAATGGTTGGAGTATTACTAGGGATTGCGTCTACCAAGAGAGAGCCACCTGCTGGGTCTGATACCCATGTAGACCTAAGGTTAGCTCTGTATTTATCGTTTGCTTTATAAATTGCCATATATTCCTTATACTATTGTATTTATTTATTCTTTGTGTCTTACCCCGTAGCTATCTGTCTCAATTTCATATCGAAAGTGAGAGGCCTTGTGCTAACTGAGTAATAAACAAAAACGCCGATTAAAGAAACTTCATCCTCAATACCATCGTTCTGGATATTCACCTTAACCCAGAATAAGTCTTTTTGTTTCATGTTAATATATCTAAGGTTCACAGAAGAGCCAGCATCCTCAGCTGACATCATACCTACTTCTTGAGCACCCCACTCATCGTTACCAAACCCTGATAAAGAAGCCTCTTGAGTAATTAACAGCCTGGGGTCAGACTCAATTCCGTCTTTTCCAGCCTTAATCACACCTACGGTAGTGCTATTACCAGTTAGGGTACCAAATACCAAAGTAATCTTATCAAACTTCTTAAATTGGTCAGGGAGTTTCATGTCGTACTGCTTGGTTGAGATGGATAGTGTAATCTTGGTTTCGTTATCAGCATCTCCAGCATAGTCTTTTCTTCCAGTAAACATTTGAACAACATCTGCCGTGAGGCTAGAACCATAATAGAGTCTTTCAATGTTATCTATTGGAGAAATAAACTTAGCAAACACAGCTGGATATAATCCAGTCCATAAAGACCAGGCGTTATATCTTTCATCATAAGCAAGGATTGCATTATTACCCGAACCACTAGCTCCTGTTGAAATACCAAAGAGAGAGAGCGACTTAAAGAAAACCCCACAAACACTAGATATATT